ATTTATTTATTATGATCTTTATGATTTACTGTTTCTTTATTAGCGATATTAGGTATGAAACATAATGCAACTAACCTATGTATCTTCACTGATTTTCTCTCTCCCAAATCATTTTTTATTGATGTACATAAATAACCGGATTTAATAGTTGGGGTTAATATGTATTTTGTATTTTTATTTCTTAGATTTCCAAAATTACTAATTTCATAACTTGAATAAGTTTCTAATTGTTTCCACACTTCATCAATCATAATATTGTAGTATTTATATAATTAATATTATTCAATTTATATAATAATATTGCATGTTTATTAATTTAAATTAAAGAATATAAACTACAACAATATGAATTATTATGATAAATATGGTAGAATAACTTTATCAAAAGGAGCAATTTTATATCATTGGAGTAATCAAATTATAAGTAATTTGTCAGACAATTTATTTTTATGTTTAGATAATTCATTTTGGAGTGATAATAATAAAAAAATATATAAATATAAACTAATAAAGGATATCGATTTAATTTTAACAATACATAATGATAATATTACTAATAAGCAATCATATTCTTTAAATAAAAAAAATAAAGATTACGAATTATTAACAACTATTTATAATGAAACAATAAAACCAAATACATATAATAGAGATGGTGATGTAAGTCTAAAAACAAATAAAATAAAATTTCCTATTTTTTGTGATAAATTATATACAAATGGATATGAAGGATTGTTTAATTATATAGATGGTGATAAGGGACAATTTGAAGTAGTTATATTTAAACCAAATAAATATTTAAATTTAATTGAAACTAAAAATTATGAAAATGTTAAACTCCATAAATTAACTGATTGTAAAAGAATTATGATAAGTAAAAAAATAAATTATATATATCCACATAATTATTATTATGAAAATGTAAATAAATGGGAACATCATTATTATCCTAGTATTTTTTATTATATTTATAAAAAAACTAAATCATAGCGTTAAATTCATCGAAATTCTATTTCCATAAATTTCAAATAATATAATTATCTCTACTTTTAAAATATTTTACAAGAAGTAGAGAATAATCATATCTGATATAAAATTGAATTATATAATTAATCATTGTCTCATATAAAATAAAATGAATAGAACAGATTTACTTCAAAAGTGTAAAGAAATGGGAATTAAAGGTGTTAGTTCGAAAACTAAAAAAGAACTTTTATTAATAATAAATGAAAATGAAAAAGAACAATCGTATCATGTAAATATCTCTACTAATACTTTAACGAATGTGTTAAATGAACTGATTATTAAAATTCCAAAAGATAAATTACGTAAAGTTTGTAAAAATTGCTATGAATTGGGACATAACAAAACAAGCACATTTTGCAAAATAAATATCGATAAGAATAATAAACTTAAACACAAAATAAAAAAATATATTTTATCTTCAAATTGGTTAGAAGAAAAAAGTATTGACGATTACTGTCTTGAATTAAGTGTTTTATTAGAAATTACACCTAGTTTATGTAAAACATTATATAACGAAATTCCATTAGATGAACTTTTAGATAGAGACATAGATATGGAAATATATTTGAAAAATATGAATCAATTATCAAAAAAATGTAATGAATGTAATAAAAAAATAATATGTATCCAATCAAATACAAATCATGTATGGAATGGAAATGATATATGTGATACTTGTTGGTCTAACCACGATAGCGAACGTAATTTAATTTGGAAACAAATTATAGCATATAAACCTATACAATGTGAGATTTGCAATAGCATAAAAACACATCCAATGGAACGATACCATTACGATCATTTGAATATGTTTAATAAAGATAAAAGTGTTTGTAGTATGGTTAATGAATGTGTAAATATCGAAGAAATATTTTCTGAAATAGATAAATGTCAAATTTTATGTTTATCTTGTCATCATATAGTTACAGATATAGAACGTAAATTAGGTTTTACCAGAATAAAACAAACATTAACTAGAAATTTAAATAATTGTGAAATCACAGAAGAAGAATATAATAAACAAACCCAACATTATCAAAAAATATATGAAGAAAAAATGAAAGATGTTTATAAAGAATTAAAATTGGTAGGTATTGAAATATAATTCTAATAAGTAGAGAAAATAATAATTATACAATTCACTACTTTTCATATTCCAATAAATAAATAAATAATTAATGATTTTTATTTCTCATTTTTTTAGTTCTTCCATATTTACAATATTGTTTTTGAGAAAACCCTTTTGGACGATTACAATCAATACTTTTCTTGTATTTTATAGACCATTTTCTTCCACCTTTTTTTGTGTTTTTCATTATACATGATACATATAAATTATATTGAATGTAAAATAATGAATTAATAAATATAGAGAATTTCTAACTGCAATAGTATTTTCTCTGAATTATCATTTTATAAAAGTGTTTTTATAAAATAATGAATTTTCTCTACTTTCATATTTTTAAAAAGTATTTCCAATAAGTAGAGAAAATAATTAACCAAACATTTTATCATTTATTATACATACTAATTGTTCTTGATTACCAACATATTATGCGTACGTATAATGCCATCTAATGATAAGTATTATTTTTCATGAAAATATATATTATAAAAAGTAAATTATGTCTTTACAATATATATGATTGAACCACAAGCAATTACTCCAACATATATGCCAGTATCACCTCAACATAGCTTGATAAGATTAAATGGTGATTATTATTATATTAAATCAGTTCCAGATAGAAGTGAATATATAGATAAAATAACTTATCCATTAACTAGAGATGAAATAATTGCCGAACCAGGAATTTATGTATATGTTATTGTTGGTGATCCTATAACCAATGAACCATTGTTATTTGCAAAAAAAACATTAAGTATACAAGAAATACAAACGAAGCATATGGAATTATTATCTGATATTGTAGATAAACTTAAAATACCCATTACAACATTATATTATGCAGGAGAAATAATGGTAGAAATAAATACAGCTAATATAATTGTAAAATTTAACTTTTTATCAGGGACTTATATGGAAAATAAGATTAACCCAGATGACCCACAAGGAAACGATGTAATAGTTGCAGAGATATTAAAAAGAAATATTGGTGAGTTATCTGATAAACCAATTCTATATGAATATCTTCCTGGAATTAAATCTTTAATAAATATTCAACATCTTCCTGCATCAATGGATTTAATTACAAACTTACTACATTCAGGAGCAGAAATATATAAATTAAGTAAAGAAAAAATAGATCCCACATTAAACTATGGTAAAATAAAAAAAATGATTGACGATCGTTTTTTATATTACCAAGCAAGAAAAAACCAAATAAATAATTATTACGATTTTATGAACCGCAGTGCAAACCCAGATAAAGTATTACAAAATGAAGCATTACGAACTCAAAAATTGAAAGATTTAGATGATTCTATTTTATTTGATAAATATTTTGTACGTTCTTTTCCAGAAGCAGTTGACGAAATACCTCCCAGAATAGGAGGCATTAAATCAACAAGAAAATGCAAACATAGAAAATGCAAACATAAAAAAACAGGAAAGAAAACTCTACCTAAATCAAAAGGCGGATTACGACGAAAAAAAAATAAATCTAAAAGAAAATAATTCACCATGAACTTTTTATTTTTTCTTGTAGATAAAAATAATTTGGCATTTTTCCAAGAAATTTTTTCGTTTGTAGTTATTTTTCTCCAACTTATATCACTATTAATAAAATATTTAATAGTGATAATAAATAATTATTTCTTTGATTGATAATACTATACGTTTTGATTATAAAGATGTGATAATATTATGGAATTAATAAAGTATCAATACTTCCATTAAAATTGTCGATACAAGTAGAATAATTTAATTCTTCCATACAATATTTTTTAATATCAAACATGCTTTCGGTTGCATAAGTTGGATATGAATTACAAACACAATCATATAAATATCTACCAAATATCATGTTATTTTCATATAAAATAACAGGTCTATTTTTCTTAATAGTATTTAATGCTTTAGAGAATATAAAATTTTCTGCACCTTGAGCGTCACAATGTATAAACCCAATATTATCTAATATCATATTATCAACAGTAATTAAAGTAATATTTTCGCCATCTGTACCTAATCCAAGCCCACCAAAATTACAATCTAAATTATTTTCTTCATTATATCTTTTTTCAATAATTCCTCCTCCACCATCTAAATCAATATTATTCATATTGGCATTTCCTTCAAAACAAAAAACACCTAAATTATAAGGTATAATTTTATCTTGTAAATTATTTTGATTTATATTTTTAATAAGTAAATTATATATATTTTTCTGTGGTTCATATGCATAAATTTTATTATCGTTGTTTAAAAAAGAAGAATAAACTATAGAAGATGTACCACAATGTGCACCTATTTCTAATATATTTCGTGTAGGGTTAATGTATTGTTGTAACTGCAATAGTGTATTAATATCCCAATAACTCCCACTTTTAAATGCTTCTCTAATATAACATTCATTTTTATATAATGTAATTAATCCATAATCAGTATTAAATGTATCAGTATTATCCATATGTTATTTATATATATATAAATAAACCCAAAAAATTATATTATATTATATAAATAAATGATTAATTAGTTCGATATATTTATTTTGAAGTTCAATATTAGTTGGTAAATATTTATCAATATTTTTTCTATTTTCAGTTAAATAATCATTATAATTAATATTATGATTTTCTATACATTCTATTAATTTATTGGATCCTTCCTCATAATTAAATTCTTTATAATAATAACCAATATCTTTACATAATGATGCATTATGAACAATAGGCCAACCCATCCAACATAAATCTAAATAGATATAATTTAAATTATTTTCCCATTGATGTGAAACAACTATATTACTATAATTACTCATAAAATCAAGAGTATTATATCTTCCTTCTATAGTTATTTTTCCATCAAAACATAAATCTAAATTTTGAGTTACGCTATTAAATGAATCAATATTAAAATTATTAAGATTATCATTTATACTTCTTCCATGAACATTATTAACATAAACATGTTTAATATTTGCATTTTTTCTATATGCATTTTCACATATTAATAATGAGGGTAATGCCCATTTCATTATACTTATATTGGGTTCAAAAATAGCAATTTTATTTTTTGTATTCTCATTAGGTTTAAATAATAATTCATCGTATGATTTTTTAGTAATAATTTGTATTAATTTTATTGCATTATTAGACCAAACAAATGGAACTTCTATACATTTTTTTCTAAACATTATTTCCCAGTAATGTTGATTCGTATTTGTCATTTGTGGAATTGACCAAATTTCATCGAAACGATTAATGTCATTTTTTTTAATATAATTAATTTGATTACAACGAGTTTTATGTTGATTATATAGAATAGTTTCACTATCAATTATATATGAATTTCCACAACAATAAGATACTACTTTTGTTTTTTGATATTTTAATTGTTTAATCATTGAAATATCTATTTCAAATCCCATTTGTATCACAACATCAAAATCAATGTCAAACGTATTGATTAATTTTATATATTTAAAATCTTCTCTATAAAATGATTCTTTTATAATATTTTCATTAAATGAATGATTTATTATAAAATATACATTATATCCTATATTAATAAATAATTCTGCTAAATATAATACATTTTGTCTTATTCCATTTAAAAAAAAGTTAGTAGTTGTATCTGGAAGATCTAATGTTATTCCAATTGTTGTATTTTTTATTTCTTTTAGTTGTCTGTTTGGTATATCATAATTTGGTTCTATCACTTTATCTACAAAGTAATGATACAATATAGTTTCATCATTACATTCGCTATTATTTTTGAATATAATTGCGTTAAACCTTCGTTTTTATATTTTTCTCTTTTTATTAATATATCTACTATTTCTTTATCAACTACAATATTTCCATCTTTATCTTTTAGTATAATATTTTCATTATATAATTTAATATTGTTTTCTGGATTAAAATAAATATAATTATCTATTATTAAATATAATATTTTTGTTATATGAAAATAATCTAATGTATATGTTAATGGATTTGTTAAATGCATATGTTTTAATGCTTGGTATATAATCTGATTTTTTGGTTCGGCACCGATAAACCCATTAAAAATTGATTTTTCATATATTGAACTTACTGAAAAAAAATTATAATCTTTAATAATATCATCCAAATTTTTATTTAATAATGCATCACTATCCAAAAATACCCCACCATTTAAATATATGTAATAATATCTAAAAAAATCTGTTTTATGTGGTCCTTTTAATTCATTAAATACAGATTCACTATTAGGAAATTCAGTTATAGGATTTTTTTTAATATATTCTATTATTTCTTCATCATTAAAGTGTATATATTCCCAATTATTGCAAAATTTAGTATTCATGTTTATCAAATATTTAGGTAGTTTATTTATAGATATTTGTATTAATATTTTTGGAATTGTCATATAATATTATATAAAATATTATATATTTAAAAAAAAAAATAACTATTATTAAAATTATGAAAGTAATGCTAACCACACATAATTATGTTCATAATTGTTATTAATATATAAATTACATAATCTGTTTTTTTCTAACGTAAAAATATTATTGTTTATATTTTTGTATATTTTAGGTAATAATTGACTGTTAAAAATTAAATTATTTTTATCGGATTTTATATAAACAATATCGCATGAATTATTAATTATTGTATAATTAATAATATTATTATTATTTGAAAATGATTTAATTGATATAGTAGGTAATGTTATTGTTATATTTGTTTTAATACCAGTAACTATATATATATTATTATTATTATTATTATTATTATATGTAATATTTATATCATTCGTAATAAAATTTACATTATTATTATTATTGCTATTTGCGTTTGTATTAATTATAGTATTTTGATTATATTTAGAAATATTACATGTTCTACTATTATAATAATTTGTCATATATTAGATTTATATTTTTGATAAAATTAATATTGTAAAGGTATTGTATGAGTAATCCTAATTATACTACTAATTTTCCTACTATATCAACTAGTGACCCACAGACACAAGTACAATATTTTGTGGGTGGAGATGCAATAACCGTTGCAAATTATGCAAGTTATCAAATTGTACTACTTAATCCGACAGCTATATTAACAGGTATAGGTACACCTAGTAACCCTAGTGACGCAGTACCCCTTCAATATTTATCTAATCAAACAATTTCACTAAATTCACAATTATCATCTCTTTCAAATTCAACTTCAACAGGAATCTCATCGCTTTCTACTGGTGTATCATCGCTATCAACTTCAACTTCAACAGGAATATCATCCCTATCTTCTGGTGTATCATCGCTATCAACAGGACTATCTACAGAAATTTCAATTAGAACATCAACTGTATCATCGCTATCAACTTCAACTTCAACAGCAATTTCATCGGTATTAACCAGTGTATCATCGCTATCATCTTCAACTTCAACAGCAATCTCATCTCTATCTTCTAGTGTAACATCGCTTTCAACTTCAACTTCAACTGGCATTAATAGTTTAAGTAGTAGTATTAATTCACTTTCAACTGGCGTAATATCTCTTTCATCAGGACTATCTACAGAAATTTCAATTAGAACATCAACTGTATCATTGCTATCATCTTCAACTTCAACAGCAATCTCATCGCTTTCTACTGGTGTATCATCGCTATCAACTTCAACTTCAACAGCAATTTCATCGGTATTAACCAGTGTATCATTGCTATCATCTTCAACTTCAACAGCAATTTCATCCCTATCTTCTAGTGTAACATCGCTTTCAACTTCAACTTCAACAGGCATTAATAGTTTAAGTAGTAGTATTAATTCACTTTCAACTGGCGTAATATCTCTTTCATCAGGACTATCTACAGAAATTTCAATTAGAACATCAACTGTATCATTGCTATCATCTTCAACTTCAACAGGAATCTCATCGCTTTCTACTGGTGTATCATCGCTATCAACTTCAACTTCAACAGCAATTTCATCGTTATTAACCAGTGTAACATCTCTTTCAAATTCAACTTCATCAGGAATCTCATCCCTATCTTCTAGTGTATCATCGCTATCAACTTCAACTTCAACAGCAATCACATCCCTATCTTCTGGTGTATCATCGCTATCAACAGGACTATCTACAGAAATTTCAATTAGAACATCAAATGTATCATCGCTATCAACAGGAATAAGTATTTTAACATCATCAGTATATATTGAAAAACTTACACAAGCAACGGTTGTTATAGTACCATTGAACAATACAACTGTACCAAACGGTCAAGAACCAAATTTTTATATTCCATATAGTCTTACAACACCATATAATATTTCAACACTATCAACTAGTCCGTATGTTGATGGTTGGTTTTATAATTGTGCTCAACTTCCATCAAATTATTCTAATATTCAGGCGTCAAATTATATCAATTGGGGTATAACGCCTATGGATTTAAAAGGTAATGTAAATATACCTTTTAATGCAATTACACAAATATATGTATTAATATATTTTCCTGCAGGAACTTATATAGCCGGAAATCTACCATTTATAACATGTAATTGTCTTACTAGTACTACTAATGTTACTGTAAAATATAATTATTCATTAACAAGTTTAGTTGTATCTAATGTGTTTAATTCTGGACAAAATCAAGTGTTTCAATGTGTATTACAACCATCACTCGTTTCTGGAGAAACAATTGCATTTGGTAATACAATTAAGTTAAATTCAACTATAACAGGTTCAATAACGGCTAGTACTACACTAACTAATATTACAATAAATACGTCTGCTCTTCCAACATATGCATCCGCTACTGTTACACCCTCGCCACAAAACTTTATTGTTCAAGATATATTTGTAGAATTGACGAATCAGGGTGGAACTATTTCGAATATGATAAATCAAACAGTTGATTATAAATTTACAGCAGCAAACGTATTAAATAAATATTTGTATCGTGTTGTTAATGATATGGTTTTACAAAATACTAAAAGTACAATGTCTACTGTATATGTACAACCAAATTATTTAATTAATAGTTCACTATCATATATTGGTTAATTATAATTTGAATATTTGTTTTAACAAATGATTTATAATTGTATTATGTGTATTTTTATAATAATTATATCGTTTCATGGTAAATTTATTTTCTATTAAATAAAAAGTAGAGATAATAAATAATAATTATTAATTCATAGGATTTATTTTCCAAAAAAGAAAAAAATTATTAATAACTACTTTTCATTTTCCAAGAAGTAAAATATAAATAATCTATCTTCAAAGAAATATTTTTGATTTTATAGAGAAAAATAATTCATTATATTATAATTATATCACTATTAATAAAATATTTAATAGTGATAATAAAATAATTATTTTATGGATTTTTTTGATTTTTACCACCCCATAATCTGCATTATCTTCTTTATCTGTTGGCTCTTCACTTACCAACCAATAAATTGCACCATCATCTTCATCGTCCAAAATAAAACGATGGTTTCTTTCATCATGAAGATTACTTGGTGTATATGTAAATACTAACATTGAATTTTTTCTCTACAAAAAACCTAAATCTTCACAATCATCATGTTCTTTTAAACAATATCTTCTTCCAACAATTAATTCATTAGATGTTACAGGTATTACATCCGTATCCATTATACAATTATAAATTACCATAAAATATGATACGCCAAATATGCAGGTGAATATTTTTTGGCGTTCTTCCATTTGTGGTTACGATTTAAGAAGTTATTTCTTCTAGTCTTATTTTGATGTTTCAAATAATCTTCGTATCCCAATAACCCAAAATGTATTTTATGACCTGTTTCTGGATCAATCACCATGAACTTTTTATTTTTTCTTGTGGATAAATATAATTTGGCATTTTTTCCAAGAAATTTTCTCGTTTGTCTTTTTGCTTTTGCATAATTAGAATATTTATTTACTTCTTGTAGTGAAGGCATATATATTCTTTGGATAATAAAATTGAAAACCAAATCGTTTCTCTACACAAGTTGAAAAAACAATGTTTACAGAACAAGAAAGAATGGAATTCATTCACAATTTTATTCGTTTTGCATATAATGAAATGCAACACAAAGGTTGGTATAATAACAGAGTTGAATTACGTAAAAAATATAATATTCTAGATTATGATCAATATGAATATTCTATTAATAAACCAGAAGTAACTTTTCCAAATATGCTCTTGAGATATGAAGGAGATTTGGATAAAACATTATCTAATTACTTTTGTCGTGAAATAAAATGGCGTGGATGGATTGATTCATATTATTATGATGTGAATACAAATATTGGATTGGAAGTTATACAAGATAATATTCATTCTTATTGGTTTTTGACTATTGTATTAAAAGATTGGATTGACAAACGTATAAAAAATGGTACTTTGGTTGATGAATTAAAATATATTTTGGATTTACATTTCTGTTTAAAATAAAAATATTATTATATGAAACATTTACACAATCATCATTATACTATCATGTTTTTTATTATGATTATATCAGGATTACTATCAACAATGAATGTATGGGTAGACAAACTAGATGATATACGATTTAGTATCAATGATGCCTATATGATACTACTTATGAGTGGGTGGATGTTTTTATTTATGGGGTTGATTTATCGTGAAACAAATGTTTTTTTTATCGGTTTATTATTGGTCATTGTCAATATATGGTGTATTAGAAATCAATTTCTAATTACAGAAACACAATACAAACTAGGTATGATACCACATCATTCAATGGCAATTCATATGAGTAAAAAATTATTAGAAAAAAATAATAATATATCACCATTTCTTGAAAATATAATAAAAACTCAAGAAAAAGAAATAATTATTTTAAAACAATAAAAATAAAAATTGAAATCTTTTTTATAAAAGTAAATAACCCAAGAAACAGAAAACAGAATGAATATCTCAAAAGAAGTATTTGAACAATTGTGCATTGAATTCATTCAATTTTCATACAATGAAATGCAAACAGAAGGATGGACTGAACGAAGACACCAATATTGCGACCAAAACCATATTGGTCATTACGCGTTTGAACAATTTCAAATGGATACGTTTCCAAACATTATGATGACTGCCTACGATGGAGACATGGACAAGACATTATTTCATTTCTTTAGCAATGAAATCACACGACGCGGATGGTTTTCAAGTTTTTGTATAAAACAAAACCCTGAAATAAGAGAATTGTTCAATGCAGAATCAGTTGAAAATATACAATACATGTCTTGGTGGTTGGGAGTACGATTGACAAGATGGATTTGGGTGGATATGGAAGAGTTTAAGGACGAAGCAGAATCACAATGTGAAAAGATGAGGAGCATTTTGGGATTGGATGTTTGTTTGAAATGAAATGAAATGAAATTGTTTTCTTGTAATTTAATCTTTCTTTTTTCATAAAATAAAATAAATAAAAAATTGAAATCTTTTTTATAAAAATACATAACTCAAGAAACAGAAAAGAATGAATATCTCAAGAGAAAAATTTGAAGAGTTGTGTGTTGGATACATTCAATATGTATACAATGAAATGCAAACGAAAGGATGGATGCAACGAAGAAGTGCATTATTTGCCGAAGAAGGATTTAATGAAGACCAATACGAAGACGAAGACGACGAATGTGAAGAAGAATATGTTGGGACTTTTCAAGATATTATGGTGACAAAATACGACGGAGACATGGACAAGACACTGCAATATTTATTTTGTGAAGGTAGATGGTGGAGTCCTTCAAGACGCCAATGGTTTACGTGTTATGTACTCAACAATTGTGCAGAAGTAAAAGAGACGATGAATCATATGAGAAAATATGAGTTTATTTGGAGATTCAATGACGAATTTACAAGATGGATGTTGGAAGACGACAGTTATCAACACAGTCCTGAAAAGATGGCAAGAGCAACCGAGAAATTTAAGAGCATTTTGGGATTGGATGTTTGTTTGAAATGAATGAATTGTTTCTTGTAATTTAATCTTTCTTTTTCTTTTTTATTTCTCCAAAATATTTTTCTTTTTTATTTCTCCAAAATATTTTTCTTTTTTATTTCTCCAAAATATTTTTCTTTTTTTGATTTCTCCAAAATATTTTTCTTTTTTTGATTTCTCCAAAATATTTTTCTTTTTTTATTTCTCCAAAATATTTTTCTTTTTTTGATTTCTCCAAAATATTAATAAATTGAATTAATAATTATTATAAATTATTTTTTTATTGATACAAAATGGAATATACAAGAGAAAATGTTGAGATATTTGCAAAATTCATTTCTTTTGCCTTTCAAGAAATGAATCAAAATTATTGGTTTAGTAGTAAAAGAAGTCTTTGTAATATTACAAGATGGATGGATGAAACAGAAATGATGACTTTTGATTTTGTATTTAAAAATTATTCTTCTGGGAGTTATGTTTTCGTTATGAAAGAATGGTTTATTCCCTTATTACTCAAAGATAAATGGTTTGACTATTGGATTGAAAAATATTTTCCAGAATGTGAATTAAAAGAAGATGATTTGAAAATATATTTGAATCGTTTGTGGATAGATGATTTGTTGGATATGTTGGGAATGAATGAAATTTCCATGAAATAAATAAGTTAATCAACACTATATATTTTTCATATTAAATTAATTATGAATTCTTTTAAAAAAGAGTGGGAAGAATGGATTGATTATAATATTTCTCTAGGAAATTGTAAAAATATAATGTTTCAAAAATTATTAGATGCAGGATATTCTTATGATTTAATAAAACAAAAATTAAATATTGATTATATGATATCTAATGTTTTACCAGAACATTTAACAAGTAAAATTGCACTAAAAAAAGCAATACGAATAAATTCTGATAAATTAGAAATATATAAAATAGAAAATTTTTTAAATAATGAAGAATGTGAAAAATTAATTCAAATTATTAATTCATCCAAATTAATAGATTCACAAACAATAAATATCAATGAAAATAATGTAGTCAATAGTTTTAGAACAAGTAAAACATGTCATTTTGAATATACAGACTTTATAAATAATATTGATATTAGAATATGTAAAACGATAGGAATAAATAATCGTTTTGCCGAAAAAATGCAGTCACAGAAATATGTAATAGGACAAGAATTTAAATTACATACAGATTATTTTGATAATGAAATTTTATTAAAGAGTGATACGATTCAAAGTCAACGAACATGGACTTTTATGGTATATTTAAATGATATGCCAGACGAATCCTCTGGTGGACATACTTCTTTTCCTTATGCATATTTATCTTTTCAACCGAAAAGAGGAATGGCAGTTGTTTGGAATAATTTAAATAATGGTTCTGTAAATTATTTTTCTTCTCATCATGGAATGCCTATTTTAAAAGGAGAAAAATATATTATAACAAAATGGTTCAGAGAAAAAGAAACAGAATTTTCTATACCAAATCAAGTATGTGAGCATAATTTTTTACCAATTTTTCATAATATTGGCTTTGAAAAGAAGAAGATAAAATTAGAATGTATTGATAAAATAAAAGAATGGATGAATAATAATACAAATAAATTCGTAAAAGAAATTTTAACTAAGAGCGAAGTAGAGAAAAATATAAATAGTAATATATTACAATTTAATACTGCTCCTATTGAATTACAAGAATTATTTAAAAATCAAATGTCTCTATTATTAACCGAATGGATTGATTATAAAACGAATTTAAATTATGTTTGTACATATGGAATAAGAGAATATTTAAAAGGAACGGTTTTGGCAAACCATTATGATAAAAAAGAAAGCCATGTGATTAGTGCAATGATTCATTTAGATGATAAAAGTGAAAAGTCATGGCCATTATATATTGAAGACCATAACTTTCGTCCTCACGAAATAACTATGGAGTATGGAGATGTTGTTTTTTATGAATCTACTACTTGTTTACACGGAAGACCAACGCCATTTGACGGTGATTATTATAGAAATATGTATATTTATTTTAAACCAGAACAATGGGTTGAATATATAAGAGAAAAAATATAAATATATTAAATAAACCATATATATTATTTAAATGCAAGAACAAGACGAATCAATTATTGTAAATGACCCAACTATTATTTCTTTTTATAAATCCAATCCTAATTTGGATTTTATTGCAATGAATCATATTTTTATTGATATTTTAAAAAGTCTTTCTACGAATCTATCTTCTACGATTACTTCTACCATTAATTCAAAGATTTTCAATTTGGTAACAGATATTCATTCCAATTTGAAAACAGACATTATATTAAAACTTCATGAATTCAAGAAGGAATATATAGAAGATGTCAAATCTATCTTATCAAATAATACTCTCTCTACTCACGAAAAAATAAATAATATTATTGAAAGAAATAATGATTCATTGCTTGCCAAAACAACATTAATTGTAAATGATGTGATTCCAAAAAGTCATGATAAAAATTATATTCAAATAGAGAATTGTATCAAAGGGTTTTGTCAAACAATTACTCAAGATACTTCAAAACTACTAGACATGTCAAGTAAAGATGATACTAAAATTCAATCGGTTGTTGAAAATATAGAGACAAAAATGAATCATTTGTTTTCTACGATTCAACAACCTATTTTTTCTTATATTAAATCAAGCGAAGATAGAACTAGTACAGGATTGGGACAGATTAAAGAATTCTTGTCTAGTCAAAATCATTCTCAACAATTGTTACATACAGAATTGAATGAATTTTTGAATAAATATAAAAATAATTCTAGTTCCAAAGGAAATATATCAGAATCCGAGTTATATTTTATGCTTCAATCATTGATGCCGAGTGATGAAATTATTAGAGTTGGAACAGATACTGCAACGTGTGATTTTAGAGTGAATCGTATTGATAAAACAAAACCAACGATTCTCTTTGAAAATAAAGATTATACACGTTCTGTAAATACAGACGAAGTAAAAAAGTTTGAGCGAGATTTACAACTTCAAAAATCACATGGTATTTTTCTTTCTCAAAAAAGTCCAATTACTTATAAACATAATTTTCAAATTGATATTATTAATGGTTTGATTCATCTCTATATTCCCAATGCCGAATATGATACAGAAAAATTAAGAGTGGCAATTGATATTGTTGATAATCTATCTTTTAGATTAGAAAGCATTTCCAACACAACAGAAGAAGACATTCCTATTTCAAAAGAAGATATTGATGAAATTCTTGAAGAATATAAATTATTCACAAATCAAAAATTACAAATGATGGAATTAATTAAAACAATTACGAAACAATTAAATGATAAAATGGAAGAAATACAATTGCCAAAATTAACGAAATTATTTATTAAAATAGGTAGATTAGAAAATGATAATGAATTTAAATGTACATTTTGTAATAATTATTCTGGAAAAAATAAAGCAAGTTTGGGAGCACACATGAGAAATTGTAAAATGAATCCAAAAAATATCCAAGAAGTAGAGAATGTAATTATATCTGATGAAGAAAAAGAAAAAGAAATAGAACCAAAAAAAAGCAAAAGAAATAAAAAGTAATAATTTTTTGATATTTGATTATATATTTTATAAAAAATATATAATCTTTTCATATATTTTTAGTTTTCAAAAATATCATATACATATAAAAAAATTGAAATCTTTTTTACAAATAAATGATGTGATATAGATACGAAAACGAAACAATGGTCAACGTTACCCTTGAAGAATCAATTGAAATCATTTACGGATTCATGAAATATGCCTTTGACGAAATGTCAAGTGACGAGAATTGGGGAATACGAAGAAATGAATTGCTTGAACGAGAAAACATTGATACAGACGAAGAAGACATTACTCTTTACACTTTTCAAGAAATGTGTGAGCTTTATCACGAAGGAGACACGGATGTTGGATTAACCATGATTTTCATTCGTGAAATCACATCAAAAATGGGATGGAAATGGCTTGAAGCGTGGGTATACGAAAATTATCCTGCTTTGGATACAAGAGCGGATGGTATTATTTGCTGGGATATGTGGGGAGCTATGGAGCAGATTTTGGACCACGATGAAGAAGAATTGGTGTTTCAGTTGAAGGAACTTCTTGGATTGAATTTGTGTTTGAAATGAATGAATTGTTTTCTGTAATTTAATCTTTCTTTTTTCTCTATTCACTATAAAATTGAAGTTTTATTTATAAAATAGTGTAATGTATTTTTACTACAAATGAACTTTATTAGCGAAGAAGAACAACAAGAATTGATTTATGGATTTATTCGTTTTGCATATGAGGAAATGCAAACGGATGGATGGATTTCAAGAAGGAATGAATTTAGATTACGTCATCACATGACCGATACGGATATTGATGGAGAAATTATACTTTCTTTTCCAGAGACAATGAACAAGATTTACAATGGAGATTTGAATATGACATTGGAACGTTTCTTTTGTCACGAAATTTCTTCATTTGGATGGTTTGACGCTTACTGTTTTCATCAAAGACCTGATTTGGATACGCGTGATAAAGGACAATATTTTTATTATTGGAAATTTAACCAAATATTATACAAATGGATTGATACCGAACATAAGATTGGAGAATATGTGGTTGGAATAAGTGAGATGTTGATAGATATTTTGGAATTGGATTTCTGTTTGAAATAAAATTGTTTTCTGTAATTTAATTATTCTTTTTAATAAAAAATTGAAATCTTTTTTTTACAAAATAGAAAATGTAACTTTTGCAACAATGGCATTTACTACTGAAGAGGAAAAAAGAGAAATGATTTATGGATTTATTCGTTTTGCATATAGCGAAATGCAAACCGATGGATGGGCATTAAGAAGGAATGATTATCGTTTACAACAACACATGGCAGATCCAGAGATTGACAACAGAAATCAAGAATCTTTTCAAGAAACAATGGAAAAAAGATATGATGGCGATTTGGACAAGACATTGATTCATTTCTTTTGCAATGAAATTGAATCACTTGGATGGTTTGATTCATATTGTTTTGAACAAAGACCTGAAATGGATACACGCGACGAAGATTATTATTATTATTGGCAATTTGATGAAATACTTTATGATTGGATTGATTCCGAACATAAAATTGGAGATGTTCAAGTGGATGTGGTTGGAATGTTGAAAGATATTTTGGATTTGGATTTCTGTTTGAAATGAATTGTTTTTCTTGTAACTTAATTATCTTCTTTTTTTTTAATATAAAATTGAAATCGTTTTTATAAATGAAATAATTGTTACAAATAAAAACGCACGATGGACGAATACGAATTGAAAAATATATTTATTAATTTTATTCAATTTGTTCATGAAGAACTTCAAACACATGGATGGAGAAACAGAATGGATATTCTTCTTGGAGAACGACTTACAGATATGAATGGATACCGAACGAACAAGACATTTCAAGAAATAGTAAAAGAAGAAGATGGAGATATTGAATGGGTAATGATTATCATTTTCAAGGAAATTGCCTTAGAAGAATATTGGTTTAAGTGTTGGTTTGAACGAATGTATCCAGAAAGAGAATGGACATGGGATTTAAGAGACATGTTTCGTTCATTTCTGTATTCTTTGAGTTTTGAGAGTTTGATGGAAATTGTAGAGAATGAATTTTGCATGAAATGAATTTTGCATGATTTAATTAAAATGTTTAATTCCTTATAAATATAATAATGTATTGTAATAATATTTATAATGAATCAATATTATGTATATCTTCTTGAATCATCTAATGGTTCAACTTATGTTGGAGCAACCATTGATTTGAATAGAAGATTAAGACAACATAATGGAATTATAAAAGGAGGTGCAAAAAGAACAACAGGAATAGTGAATAAAGGAGAAAGTTGGAAAAGACATTGTTATGTTTCTGGATTTCCAGATTGGAAATCTGCCTTACAATTTGAATGGAGATGGAAACAATTATCTAGAAAAATAAAATCAAATAAAATATTACCTATTGAAAGAAGAATTCATGCATTGAATCAATTATTATTATTGGAAAAATCAACAAGTAATGCAATTCCATTTGAAGAATGGGAAACAAAACCTGTTGTCTTTTATGAAAAAGAAGAGAATATAAATGAAGAAAATAATATTATATCATAATATGAGTTCAAAAACAAATATGGATATAAATGCATATAATATTATTCTTTTTATTGGATTGGGTGTTGGATTTGGTAGTTCATTAAAAAGTTTAATTGATAGTTTTGTATTTAATACATTAGAACCATTAATTTTATTATCATTACCAACGAGTAAAAATTCAACACGAAGTACGCAATTGATTCATTTTGTATCTAATATTATTTCATTTATAATCATTATATTAATTATATTATACACAATAAAAAATTATTAATATAATAAAATATAAATTAAAAATATGATTTGATTTATAAATATGTATTTTTTATTCATATTTATATTTACTACAAGTATAGGAATTCAATCATTGAATTGTCGTTATTTTAATAAATATGTCTTGTGTAAACCAAGAAATGATATAATAATGTGTTCTCCTTTTCATGATCCAAATAATTTATTATATAGAAAATATCCATTGTCAAAGAATTTTTATGAATTACAATTAAAAAGATTAAATTCAAAAAATATTTCTCTACAATTGGAAGAAATAAATAAAGAAGAATCAAATAAAGAAGGTTTTGATATTGATGATTTTGATATTTTAGAAAAGGAAATATTAAATAAAAAGAATCCAAAATTTCATAGAAAAAGGAAAATTCAACCTGAATTCACAATTTATTTAAATAAACAAATGTTTGATTTGCCACAAGAAGATGATGATGATGTGTATCCAAAAAATCCTCCTCATAAAATGCAAAATGAATTTAAAAAGGGGAAAAAATCAGAAAATTTTGAAGTGATTACATCTTATCCAGTTACGTTTAAAGATATTGGTGGTTACGACCATATTAAAGAAGAGTTGATGCAATGTATTGATATTTTAAAAAATTATAAAGTGTATGAAAAATACAATGTTAGAACGCCAAAAGGATTGATTTTTGAAGGACCGCCAGGAAATGGAAAAACATTACTTGCCAAAGGATTTGCAGGGGAAGCGAAAGTGAATTTTATTTCAGTAAGTGGTTCTCAATTCCAAGAAAAATATATTGGAGTAGGTTCTTCAAGAATTCGTGAATTATTTCAATTGGCAAGCAAAAATATTCCTTGTATTATTTTTATAGATGAGATAGATGCAATTGGAAGAACCAGGTCTACTGATGGTGAATCTTCTTCTTCTGAAAGAGATAATACATTAAATGAGTTGTTGGTTGCATTGGATGGTTTTAAAAACACAAATGGTGTATTTATTATTGGAGCAACAAATAGATTGGATTTATTAGATCCTGCTCTTATTCGTCCAGGAAGAATAGACAAGTCTATATATATTGGTCTTCCTAATTCCATTACTAGAGAATTTATTATTAAAATTCATTTGAAAGGGAAACCATTTGACGAAACAACTGTTAATGTGGTTGATTTAGTAGATTTGACAAAAGGTCTTTCAGGTGCTCAAATAGAGAATTTGTTAAATGAGGCAATGTTACTTGCATTAAGAAATAAAAAAACACGTATGGATTATACAGATATAGATACAATTATGAATCGTTTATTGGCAGGATGGCAATCCTCTAATCATGAATTTACGGATTCAATGATTAATCATATTTCTGTTCATGAAATGGGACATGTGATTGTAGGATTGTCGTGTGAATATCATTCCAAAGTAAAAAAGGTGGCAATTAATTTGGCATCACCCAAATCTCCTGCTTATACAGTGTTTGAAGGCGAAGAAGCCACTATATATACAAAACAATCCTTATTTGAACATTTAATGATATTATTGGCAGGTAGAATTGCCGAATATGAAATATTTGGGAGTTCGTTTGTTTCAACAGGGGCATCTAATGATTTTGAAGAAGCAATTAAATTGGCAGAAAAAATGGTAATGTATTATGGAATGGGAAAATCAACATTGTATCCACAATTGAGCGAAACATATAAAACAATGATTGATAAAGATGTATTTGATTTGATTAATGAAGCGTATCATAATGCCGAATTTATTATTAGAAATTCAAAAAAGTTTATTATGGATGGAGCATCTCTACTTGTAGAGAAAAAAGTATTGACTTTAGAAGAATTGTATACAATATATTATAAATCTCAATAATATATATGCAGACAACAAGAAGAAAACATTCTTCTAGACGTAGATATTCAACCAAAAGTTCTCGTACGAAAACAACACATATACAAAAAATTGCAGAAGACCCAAAAGCAAGAACAATGGATGGATTAAATCATTGGTATGTTCATGTATTTAAACATTTTGGATGGATGGTTTTAGAAAAATCAAGAGGAAACCAAATCAAAATAGAATCATATAAAGATACAGTGAATCGTTTGATTCAATCCTTAGAGTTTAAATTAAAAGAAATTCATGAAAAGGATAAAAAAGAAGATTTATTAATAATGATTCGTAATGTTAAAATATTAAAAAAGACGATTGAAAAAGAGATATAAATTAATATTTTCTATTTTTTCTCGTTTTATTATTGGAAATATATAATCTTTTTTTAATAAAATTATATATTTCTTTTTTTTCGTTTAATAAAAGATCTATTTTATTTTTGAAAAAAGGACGGAATTGATTTTTCATTTTGATTAAATCATTTATACATACCCATTTTATTTCCGATTTTTCAAAAATTTTAGAAGTTTTTAAAATGTCTTCATCTAACTTTTTCTCTAGAAATTTATAATTATTATTATAATAAAATGGTAATTGAGAATCAAATGGTAATGCAAAAAGAAACATTTTATATTTTGGGTCATTTTGAATAATAAATGTTCCTTTAGATAAAAGTTTTTTCAATTCATGTTTATCTCCTAAAAATCCAGTCAATTCTTCAGAACCTTCTCTTAGAGCAGTTTCCATAAATGTTTCATTATTATCAGTTCCGCCTCCAAAATCAGACCAACCTGGTGTATCGGCATACTTGTTTTCTTTACCGAATAAGAAATATAATTTTCCGTTATAAATAGTTGTTGGCAAAATTCCTGCTCCCATTTTATATTCTGTGAATTTAAAAATTTAAAATAATTGAATGAATTAATATATGCCGCGTATACAAAATCCTCATACAATACAAAAATTATTAGTACAACAACCACAACAACCTCCAACATCATCAGTACCCAAAACAAGAGAAGAGTTAATTCAACAATTGTTAAGTGAAGTAGATACAGCGTCGGAAAGTGATAAAGAAAAAATAAACAAACAACTAAATGAAATATTGGATGATACTAATACTGGTGAGACTACTGGTGAGACTACTGGTGAGACTACTGGTGAGACTACTAGTGAAATATCAATAGAATCATTAGAAAAAGAATACGCTAATTTAAATAAATCCCATGAAGAAACATTTAAAAAATATGATGCACCTGATGCAAATACACAACAAATATATGAGGAATTAACCAGAATTGACCAAAAAATGGTACTTATAAGAGCTACAATAAATATTATAGAAAATAAAAAGTCTGGTCTTTCCATTGCATTATTTCAAAATCCACAAAATAATTGTTGGATAAATAGTGTATTACAATTATTAGTAAGAATTAAAGAGTTTAAGGACCTTATACTTACTATACCAATACAGGATACTACTAATAGTACTTCATATATAACATATAATGATGATGTAGAACCAAAACAACAACAAATATATACTGATGGGTTGATATCTTTACATGAAATATTTGTTCTTATGGATAAATCCTCTCTCAATACAAATCCACAAGAAAAAATTATTCAAGAGTATGCATTAATAGATAATATTAAAAAAATGATTATTTGGGATCATAGTCATGTATCATTAAATGAACAACGCGAATCTACTGATAATATACGATTAATATTAACACTTTTTTCGTTACTATTTACAATTAATATAAACCCTGATATAAAAGAAACTGTTATGAAACCATCTATTATAATTAATAAGGAAGAAATATATAAAACATTTGTATCTAATATCATTCAACCAAGCATTGCATGTGAAGGTATAAATAGTCCATTAACATTGGGGTATTCGTTTGACTCTCATATTACTTTACCATTACATAGAATAACTTCACAACCACAACAAATATTATCTATTAATGACAATCCACAACTATATAATTTATATATTTATAATGAGAACAAATATTTAATTATACTATATAACATTATTAATTATAAAGAAATATCTTACGAACTTAATTTTAATCATTATATATTTGAAAAAGAACCTCCAGACAGTACTGACGATAAATATGACTATATAATAAAAAATAATAAACGCAAAGTCAATGCAACATATAAGTTAATATGTTCATTAGAACAATCTGGCAAAAGACTGACCGCGAGTGGTGGGTATGAAGCAAATAGTGGTCATTGGGTTACGCATTTATATGATAATAAAGAATGTATTCGTACAATATCGGATTCTAAGGATGAGGCGTGTGATGTAAAAACAACATTACCTGATATATTTTTATATGAATTAGTTGGAAAACATGATGTTACACATGTTGATGATACTGATGAACAAATAAAAAACGATTATTTAATAAATTATATTAAGCATAGAAGCAAAGAGTTAATTGAAGGAGTAATTAAAAGTAAAAAGGCCAAAGAATCAAATATAGCTGAATATAAGGTTACTCTTACTTCTGAAGAAAATGAGGAGGTTGACAAAATATCAACAGAAAAAGCAGATGCCTTGATAAAACAATTACGAAGTACAGGTGTATTATCACCAGTACAAGAAGACGACACAACACCACAAAAAGTCGACGCAAAAATAGAAGAATTAATTGAAAAAAGTGATAAATTCTATAAAAAATTTCCTCAACCACACAAGGATATGGCTATGGATATGTACAGTGATAATGGTACACTATTGTGGAACCGTCATACAATAGGAAATACGGTTAAAACTTATAGTGAAAATGTATTACCAAATACACCACAAACCCTCTATGAATATAATCAAAATATAATAAAATTTATGGATAATACTGTTCCAATTATACATGAAAAGGTAATAACATTATTTGAAGATTTTATTAAATATGTAAAAGGTGATGGTGCAAATCCACTTAATAAACTTTATCTAGATGAACAAATGGATGTTGGCAAATTAATAAAGAGATTATTAGAAAAGCGTCCTGTTGTGTGTTATAATCCTAATGATAGTGAGTACTTGGATAGAGATGATAGAAAAACAACTGCAATAACCAACAACAATAATGTTAAAGAATATATTAATTATCAAGAACGAATGCTTTCTTCATTTATATCTGTTTCCGTACCTAGTTATTTTATAAATGATGGAAATAGGGAGAATGCAGGGGTCATCGGAAACTATGGTGATTATGAACCATATGGCGTGTATGTTGCATCAGTAGGGTCACGCTTTGAAGATAAAAATAAAAATGAATATCCGTTTATGGTTGCAACAGCGGATGATGTTAAGGACAGTGAATATAATAAATTTATTAATAATACAAAATTTCAAGAAATATGGACAACATTTTATGGTACACCAATAAAAAAATATAATGAACTTCCTGGTAATGAATCGGTAAAATTTAACGTTGATATTTTTAAAAAAAGGACAAAAATGATAATTATTCCATTTTTAATGAATGCAAGTGAAAGTTTAAATTTATTTTCTGGTAAAAAAAGTGTATGTGTTGTGGCAGCAGGGTTAGGAATTGGGTATTGGGGTAACATTGTAGGTATTAAATACTCAACAGTTTTAATCACACAATATTTAATAGAATCATATATTGAAGTATTAGAAGATGAAAATAATATATTATTATTTCCTAATATAAGTAGAATAATATTATCATTTATTAATTTAGGACATAGTAACGCGACGCTTGCAAAAAATATAAGAGGTATAATAACTCAAAACAAATCTCAGAGTATTTTAAATAAAAGTAAACGCATTACTTCTCATAAGAAAGGGATATTAATATCAGGAGCGACTGGGTTGGATCCATTTTATACCCCCTTTAAAAAATTAAAAAATGATGAATTAGTAGTTGCTCAATACGCATGGGATGGTAATTCATATCCAGGAAACGAATATTGGCAAGGAAACCTTACTGCAACAGGTGATCCAGCGGCCGCGTGTTGTTCACTCATTACTGATTTACAAAATCCAGAAGTGAATACAGCATTTATAACAAGACATAAAGTTTATCCTACTAAAGAACAACAAGAACAAGTTAATGAAGCGGCAAGAAGAAAAACAGAAGAAACAGAGAGGAAAAAAAAAGAAGCAGCTGCAGATGCTGCAGAAGAAGATGCCAAATTAGCAGCAGCAGAGGCAAAAAGAAAAGCTGACGCAGCAAGAAAAAAAGCAGAAGATGATGCAGCAAGAAAAAAAGCAGA